ACGAGGACGACGACGAGGACTTCGCGTCCGAGATCGGACCGGCGTTCAACGCCGCGGTGGACGAGGGGTCGAACTGATGGACGATCCCCGCACCAGGGAGCGCGGAGAGAGGCTCCAGAAGCTCGCCGAGGAGGCCGACTCCATCCTGAGGAAGGTCGGGCCGGACCTGATCCGGCTGGCCCATGTCCGCGAGGAGGCCCGTCTTATCATGGAGGAGCTGAGTGGCCAGGCGCCAGGCATCGCTTGACTGGCTCCGTCGGCCGGAGCGAATCCTGGCTGACATGCTCAACCGGCACGCCAGGGGTGACCACCTCGACAAGAGGCACCTCTGGCGTGCCGTCGTGCTCGCCGTGGACCTCGAGGGGGGGAGACTGGAGAACATCGACGGGAACGGTGGCCTGACCGTGACCGGCAAGGATGGGCGGTCTCGTACCTTCCCCGCCAGGGTCGGCCAGAACAACCCGAAGGGCTCGATCAAGGCCCGGATCCTTACGGACGGATACGACCGGCTCCTCAACGACGAGGACGTCAGGGTCTTTTGGCCCATGACCCCGTACGACCAGCTTGGGGTTCCCGTCTCCCCGGGTGAGCACGTGTACGTGACCTTCGAGGACCCGATCGAGGGGTCCATGGAGCACGGCATGTGGACCTCCAGGGTGTCCGGTCACGACTCCGCCGGGGCCTACCCGGGGGTCGACTCATACACCGCACCCTCGTTCCAGCGTTCGGCCGTGGACTCGTTCACGCCCAACGAGCAGAACTACCAGAAGGACGACGAGAGCGCGTCCCTGGCGCCCAACAACTCGGCCACCAAGTTCTTCGAGGACTGATGTCACGCGACATGGTCTACGAGGACGTACCCCGCCTGGACCGCCGGACCGGCGACTCCATGTTGGCGAACCAAAACAACGCTACCATCCTGCTGGGGAGGGACCGGCTGGACGGCGTGGACACCGGCTACGGGTCCCTGGACTCGTCTACCAAGGGCCGGGACGCCGGCGCCATCCACCTCATGGCCGGCCGGAGGGGAGAGGATCCGTCATTCTCTAACGACGCCTCGACGGCCTACCTCTCCGCCAAGTCGGACCCCGACAGGCACGCCGGGACCGAGTCCATCGGATCAGTGTCCACGGGCGTGTCCGCCCTGCTGATGCGGGCAGACTGCGTCCGGGTCGTCCCCCGGACCGACTTCAAGCTCTCCGTGGGAAAGGCCTACTTGATCGTCCAGTCGGATGGCAAGGTGGTCATCGAGGGAGACGTGTCACTCGGAGAGGGTGCCTCAGAACGGATCCTCCGCGGTGACACGTTCGTGAAGGTGGTCCATGTCCCGCACACCCACCCGACGGCCGTGGGCATGTCCGGTCCGCCCGCCCAGCCCGTCCCCGAGGCCGTCTACAGTCCCAGCAACAAGGTGAAGTGAGCCTCAACCCGGCCACGCTGCGGAACGCTCTGGCACCGCTATTCGTGCCCGCCACGATGCCCAGGGGGGACATGCAGAGCTGCGTGCAGCAGTGGGTCTCCGCCTACGCGAGCTACGCCTCTGCGGCCATCGCCGGCGGACTGCTGCCGGCGGCCATCGTGCCCACCACGGCCTCCGGACCTGACTTCTTCACGGCCCTGGACCAGGCCCTGAGACAGATGTGGATGGCCGTCGCCTGGGCCGCGCCGGGTCTCGTGGGGGTTACCACCGTCGTTCCGCCGCTGCAGCCCTTCTTGGTGGCCTCCGCTCCGACCATTTTTGCCAGCTCAGATCCCCAGTTGGCACCAACACTCATTGCCGACGCGCTTCATACCTATACGCTGAGTATCGTCGTGACGGTCACCCCCGCAACGGGGGCACCGTACCCGGCCCCACTCACGTAAAGTGCCGATCGGAATCACGTTCCCCATCTCCCAGTCGACCGGTTCGCTCGGGTTTCTCGAGCCGACCAACGACATCATCTCGGCGATTGAGTCGAATGTGCGCTCTCTCCTGGTCACGAACTGGGGCGAGAGGGTGATGCACTATGACTTCGGATGCAACCTAATCGAATTCCTCTTCGAGCCCAAGACGAAGGGGGTCCGCGGGGCCATCGCGGACCGCATCAAGTCCCAACTCGCCAAGTGGCTGCCCTACCTGCAGCTCGGTGGGCTCTTCATCGTCTTCCCCGAGGAGGACCCGTCCGTCCAGGACCCGGGCTTCGGAGTCAGGCTCCAGCTCACGTACGGCAACATCCCGATCGAGCTCTTCCAGCTCTTTCCCCAGACCTGAGGTGACCCGCGATGGCGATTGACGTTAGGAAGGAGAGGATCGTCAGCCTCCTGAACAGGGACTTCAAGGGGTTCAAGAGGGACCTCATGACGTACGCGAAGGCGTATGCGACCGGGTCGTTCACCGACTTCAACGAGTCTTCTCCGGGCATGGCCATCATGGAGTTCGCCGCCTACGTCGGAGACGGCCTGAGCTATTACATCGACCAGGCCTTCAATGAGTCGGGTGAGGGTGCTACCCAGTTGGCCAACGTTGTGGCCAACGCGAAGCTCCGTGGCTACAAGCCGGCAGGCAAGCGACCCTCCACGGGCCGACTCTTCTGGGCCATCCAGGTTCCGGCCACCGTGGACTCGAACGGAAACGTCATCCCCGACGACTCCTACACTCCCGTCCTGGCGAAGGGATCCCAGGGCTTGGGATCCAACGGCTCCACCTACGAGACCCTCGACGACGTCTACTTCACCGCCTCGCTGGGACGCCAAGTCACCGGATCACAGTTTGACTCCACGACCGGTGTCCCTACCTCATTCGCCCTCGGTAAGTTCGTGGACGTCATCGCCGGCAAGACGGTCACCGACACATTCAGCGTCACAGACTTCCAGCAATTTCGTCGGATCGACCTTAGCCAACCCGATGTCATCGAGGTCATCTCGGTGGTAGATTCACAGGGCAACGAGTGGTATGAGGTCGATTACTTGGCGCAAGATTGGGTGTTTGTCGCCAAGACCAACACCAACAGCGACTCAAATGTCGTCCCGTACGTCCTAAAGCTTCAGACCGCACCGTACCGGTTTATCGTTGACCGTAACATCATTACCGGCGTGAGCACCCTTGTTTTTGGCTCTGGCGATGGAACGAGTTTTGATGATGAGCTGATTCCAAACGTCGCGAGTTATGCCTTGCCCCTGGCGGGGAGGAACAGCTTTAGCACGTTTTCGATCGATCCGCAGAACTTTTTGAAGACGCAAAGTCTCGGTCTATCGCCCCACAATACCACCCTGACGGTCACCTACAGGATCGGTGGAGGTTCAGAGACTAATGCTCCGTCCAGGCAGGTCAGACAGGCCTCCAAGGCAATCCTCTCGTTCTCGTCCACCGGTCTGAACGCCACCAAGAAGGGTGCCGTGGAACAGTCGGTTGGCTGTATTAATTTCGAACCGATGACGGGCGGTGCCCCCGCTGAGTCCATCCGCGAGATCAAGGCTAACGCGGCCGCCTATTTCGCAGCCCAGAATAGGATGGTGACTCGTGAGGACATCGTCGCCCGATGTCTCTCGATTCCCTCCAAGTTCGGCCGGCCGGAGAAGGTCTTCGCCAAGCTCTCTGAGGACACCCAGTTTAGCTACGATGTTCACGTACTGTCTCTGGATGCCAACGGAAACCTCTCCACGGCCACCTCGACGTTGAAGTCTAACCTGGCGACGTACATTTCCAAGTTCAAGATGCTGACGGACGGGATTAACATCCTCGATGCTGACATCATTGATCTTCGTGTGCACTTCGGAATCACCGTTACGCCTGGAAAGAACCGCTCTGAGGTCCTGTCTAACTGTGTCTCCGTGCTGGGCGACTACTTCGACATTGACAGGATGCAGATCGGACAGCCTGTCGTGGTCTCGGATGTCGTCGCGGTGCTGAACGGGGTCTCCGGTGTGGCTTCTGTCTATGAGGTCACCTTTGCGAATGTGTTCGGCACGACCGATGGACTGTCGTACTCTGACGTACGCTTGGACATCTCGAGCAACTTGCGGGATGGAATGCTGATCTGTCCTCCCGAGGCCATCTTCCAGATCAAGTATCCTAACAAGGACATCGTCGGGAGCGCTAAGTGATCTATCGCATCTACCCGATCCGGGACACGTTCATCACGAACGAGTACGTCCTTCCCTTCACGACGCGCAACACCGGCTCTAACGTTGGTTTTAGCGAAGAGTTGCAGGTTTTCAAGGCCCCGGGCATCTCTGGGGTCATCGGAGATCTGGGCAGCTCCTCGCTCGGCCGGTCGCTGTTGCAGTTTGACCTTTCGGCATTCTGCGC